TGCGTACGTTGTAGAGATGGCTGCGGAGCCTGTTGTAGTCCATGACTTCAGCAAGCAACCAGGCCAGACTGTGCAGCTTGACCGTTATCGGTTCTAGACTATTACCCTGGAACCCTAAGGTGAAAGCCTTAGTTTAACAAACTCCGTGAATTGCTGGAAGCCCTTCAACGCATTAAGCGCGGGTAATCAGCAGCCGAGCCAGGTGGTAACATCTGGAAGGTTCAGAGCATAGCTGTGTCTAATCTTTCTGCGACGGATTTTGAATTTGTTTTAGGCTGCGGCGTGGGAGATGGGAGTTTTTCTCTCATTTCTACTAAGCGAGGAGACAGAAACTATTACTACCCTCGTTTAAAAATTACGCACGGTGTTGAACAAGTTGATTATCTGAGGTGGAAAGCTGATCGCATAAACTCGATCTTTAATCGGACGACCCCTGTATCGTACGTATTCAAGAAAGAGTCCAGAGAAGGCTGGAAAGACTTCGAAGGTTATGAGTACAAATTTACTCATTCTGATCTTCGACCGTTTTACGATTTGCTTTATCCCAATCTTCAGGGTTCAAAGAAAATTACTCGCGAGCTTCTCGCTGAGTTAAACGGTGTCCCCCTTGGACTTCTCTTTATGGATGACGGAAGCGGCGGTCTCTATCTGGAACAAAATAACCGCAAACTAAAAAGCGGTTATAAACGATACGAGTATTTAGTTCCTCGTATCGAATTTGCAACCAACGGTTTTACTTCTGAGTGTGTGACGCTTTTAGCTGACTGGATAGCGTCTGTAAGCGGTTGCGGCACACGCATTAAACAGAAGACGAATCGAATTTGCATTGTCCAGAAAGACTGTTATAAATTTAGGGATTTTATAGATCCCTATGTGCCGATTTCCTGTATGCGATACAAACTAGACCTTGAAACTGTAAAAAGTTTCAAGCGAGTCCTTACGGGACAATAAGCAGCCACGAGTGCGGAGCCCCAAACGTAACCAGCCGTGGGTGATGATGTATGCCGACCTTACGGGATGATAAACCGTAAGAACTAGAGGATAAAAAGCCTTTAGGTTAACAAATGGGGGCAATCCCGGCTCTAAGGAATCGCGTGAGCGTACTGCAGAACAAACCATTGGTACTGCGAACAGCAGGAACATTGTCAAGGACAAAGTTCTTGTAACTCTTCGTGAGTACACAGGTCCTGCTGATCCTAGCGATCCTACTCAACCTAGCACTTTTAAGATTGCTAGAGAGACCCTGATTACCGCGCAGCGTTTACTGCTGGACACTGGTAATCTGACGGCCTTCCATCAATCTATTGGTTCTCTGACTCTGTTAGACGACTATAGAAGATGGCGCGACAGAGTGTTCATTAATGAACTCCTGAAGGCTGTTTCGAAGGGTCAATCTTCTGACACCCAAGGTGGTTACTACTACCCTGGTGATCTTGCAGTTGGTGCCCTTTCGTACGCTAACGCCGAGCAAGCCAAGTTCGACGTTAAGGACGATCTTCTCCGCGTGGTTAAGTCTCTGCGCAAGAGAAACGTCCCGACGTATCAGGATGGTTTTTATCGCTGTGTGTGCGATCCGACCTTCCTTATGCACCTGAGACAGAATAGCGACTTCCGTGAAGTTGCTCGCTATCCTGGCAACGGTCAGATCAACCCTCTCATGTCTTCGATGCAGCCTAACGCTGCTATCTACATGGGTCAGGGTTTCGGTCAGGCTACTTTTGTAGCCGGTGAACCGATCATGCCCACTGGATTTGTGTTCGAAGGCGTTAGATTTTTCGAGAGCACAAACATGCCCTCGCAGAGTCAAACTGCCACGATCGCTTCTACTAGCGCTTCGTACGAAACTGCCATCGGCATGTTCTTCGGCCCTCAGAGCGTCGGTGTGGGTATCGGCGGCAACAACGCTCAAGTGTTGTTGAATAATAACGACGATTTCAGCAGATTTATCATGATGATTTGGAGCCTGTACGCAGGTTTCGAACTCCTGAACGCTGATTTCGCCACCATCGCTTATTCCTTCAACGCTTGATAGGAGGTATTAACGATGGCTATCAACCCTAATCAGATTGCAGTTTCCAAGATTTACCCTGGAAACTACACAAACGTGCTGAAGTACTGGCACGAAGAGAAGACCGTTGTTTATGACAACGAGAACGGCACCCCTGAGACTCTGACGGGGCAACCCGTTGGCGGTCCTGTCGGCGTGGTTTTCCGCCCCGGCTGGATTGCTCAGCAAGCCGTGGGTTTTGTTGATCTGTCCTACCAAGCTCTTGGTTCGGTCAATCAGCTTGAGTACTACACTCAGCCTTACGCTTCTGGCGGTGCTTCGAACAAGCCGTTTACCAACGGCACTGTGATTATTCCCTCCCCGGATTATCACAAGGATGTTCGCGCTGACATCACCACTGGTATCAAAGTGCCCTCGGGTGCTTTTGTGTACCGTGTGGGTCTCCGTGTTGACGGTGGCGATGTAGTCAGCAGCGGTGTGGTCGGCGGTTCCGCTACTCCGCAACTTGGCCTTGGCCCCGGCCTTGGCGTTGGTCTCACCACCACGCCGAGCCCGAGTGGTTTCTATGCGACCGTGGTGGGTGCCAGCAGCCGGATCGAAAACGGCTCCTATAACTCCTCTAACGCATGGAACTCGGCCAACGTGCACCGAGTTACGGCTGAGACCGAGTACGCTCTTGCCACCGTGGGCAACCTCGGCGGTTCTGCTGCCTCTGGTCTGGCTCAAGCTTCGGGTGTTTATGACCCCCGTGCCGGTGTGGGCAAACTCAGTGGCAAGAACAAAGCTCTTGCTATCTGTGAGGTGTGCTGGCTTATCCCCGATGAGCCGCCCAAGCGTGACGACATCGTGCTTCAACCGGGTGGTTTGGTTGAATCCAGCACCTATACGTCTACCGTCCCCTCCTGATCAAACTCAGTTTGTGGATTTCAAGCCCCCTCACACGAGGGGGTTTTTTTATGCTTGGCGCTATACTTTACTTAGTCAGTGCTTTCATAATGACAGTCGCCGCCACGCGGGAGTACACCTTCACGCCTAACGGTGTGAAAGTCTCCATTATCAGTACTCATGATGACGGTGAGTACTTTATGGTTAAGTCCCTGACAACTGGTAAGGTTTTCTTTGCTCATAAGAACCAGATCGCTGAAAAAGATGTAGAAGTGGAGGAGGGCGAAAAACCCGTTAAGCGCAGGCGTGGTCGGCAAATAGTTCGGCCCGAAGTTCCGGCGTTGACCAGAATCAACATCAACTCGGCGACTCCAGAGCTGCTGACTCAGATTCTTAAAGGTATCGGGATGAAGACCGCTATCGAAATTAAAGAACTTCAGCAGTCGTTGCCAGGTGAGCGCTTCTCAAAACTCGATCAATTGAAGTCAATTTCTAACATTGACTGGGACTCTGTGTTAGAAGGAGATATTGCTTACGTCGAGTGAAAATTTAAATAGCTGTCTAGAATAGGGGCACAGGTGTTTGAGCCCCGTGGCGCAACTCTTAGCTGAAGAACTTGCGCAGATTGAACGCTACTTGCGCGAGCAAGGCGTCATCTTTAACGGCAGTTTTACAGACTCGGCCCGTTTAGACACTGTATACGCTGCGGTTAACTCCCTGTTTCGGGGGACACCGCAGCTAAAAGTTTCTGCGCTTGATGACTATAACTTTGAGCGCGTTTGTTATCACTTAAATTACAATATCTCTGCTGTAAGCCCTGCTGATTATGCTCGGCTTATAGAAGCTTGTAACAATATACCTAGTGACTTTTATTACTCTAAAACTATAAATCAGATACAGCGCTGCGAAACCGCTGAGATTTACACAGAGCTGGCGTCCAATCGGGCCGCGAGCCAACAGGAAGTCATATTGGGTCAAGGCGATGAGGTGCTGAATCGTACGATTACGATTCAAGACAACCGCAAGATCATGCGGACGTGGCGAGAGAATTACTTGTACGAGTGCGACAGGTTGTCTGCGATCTTGCACGTTGTAAACTATAAGGATCCGGTTATCGCTGAATCGCGTTTTATTGCCACGGAGGGTGATTTCATCCAGAGTCTTCCAGGGCCTGTTGATCCTGCCCGGTTTGACGATCTGTACTTCTTCAACTCCTGGCGTTGAGTAGACTTAGTTAAAAGGAGAGACCGTGGCTGACTTAACGGTTCAACAACTAGAGCAGATCTACAGCTATCTAGCTCAACAGGGGGTCGTAACTCAGCCTACGACTACCGATAGGACTAAGCGCGAGATTGTATATGCTGCGTTAAACCAGATTGGCCGCAATCCCGGTCAAGTATTTGGTTATAAATTAGATGACTTTAACTTTAGTCGTGTTACATATCACCTTGGGTATAACGTAGCGACAGTCCCTGCTGGTGACTACGCTCGTCTTGAGTTGGCTTGCACGAGCATTCCAAGTCAGTACTACTTTGACAAAATTGTTCAGCAGATCGAACGCTGCGAAGAGGCTGAGCGTATCTCTGAACTTGCAGGGGGGCGTGGCACCAGTCGCCAGGAAATTATTCTGGGTGACGTGAGCCGTACTATTAGCGTTCAGGATAAACAGGAAACTGCAAAGATCTGGAGAGAAAATTATATCTTTGAAACGGATCGTTTAGCCCAGATGTTATATGTAGCTAACTACAAGAATCCGATGGTGAATCGCTATAGATTCGAGCGTAGTGGTGCGTCTTATGTTCAGGCTTTACCTGGCGCTCCTACAATGTCTCGTGCAGATAGAATTTATTTTGCAACTAACTGGCGATAAAAGCTAATATGGTCTTAGGTCTGAGTCTGTAAATGCCGATTCTCAATAGTTTATACAGAGGATTGGGCGGCACTGCCCGTTTGAAGCAACTAGCTATGCCCGTGGCTGCTACTTTAGCTCAGCGGGGTGTTAATTTTCAGCTTATAGATGCTTTAACAACTCCGGGTACAGGTCAGCGTCTTTATAATGCTGCGCAAGAACCTGTTACTAGAGCTTTAGCTGACAGGGATCGGGCGCGTCAAGTTCAGCGAGCTGCTCAACTTGGGACTCCAGCGCCCCGACCACGCGGGTGGGGTTCTGGTCAACCCCGCCCCCAGACTCCCGCGCCTGCTCCGGCTCGTGCTCAGGCCCCCTCGCGACCTGCACCCGCACCCGAGAACTGGGGACAAGGCCCTTTGCGCGGGCAAGTAGATATGTACGGTGTGAGAGCACCGGGCGTGCCGGAGCCTTTTATGCCTCCCGGTTCGTCTACATTTCAACCAAATCTTCCAAACCCCCGTGGCCCTCGTGGTCAGTTTCAGTCGATTTACGGGGAGCCGAGTGCCGTTATTCAAGGTCGGCAACGAATGGCTGTCCCGGTTGATCCGGGTGTAACTCCTGGCCCCGCTGTTAGTCCCGGTCAGATCGCAATCGACTCCCTTGGGTACAACGCTCCCACGGGGCCTTTGGGTCGGCAGCTTCTTGCCACGGATCCTGAAACGTACAAATCTATTTCCGATATGGCGCTTGAAGCGTCTCGGAACTATGGGCGCACCGTAACGGCAGAGGATCTGCTTAGCGCCCAAACTATGCCTTCTAGATTACTCGGTGAGTACTCTAGTAGTGGCGGCGGCCTGGTTCCGACGATGGGCCGCATCGGGGCACGTCGGCAGATTCCCGGCAGCACTCAAGCACCTGGCGTTCGTATTGGTAACTCCAGCCAACCTTGGGGCGAAATGCCGGTCCGTCCTGCCCGCGTGGTTGATCTGGGCTCTACCGGCAGGCTGACTGAAGGTGCCCCGGCTGTCGCTCGGGCTGTTGACGATGTAACACCCGCTCAAGCTGAGGCTGTTCAAGCCGTCATGCGCAACGCTGTCGGTGGTACGCAGAAAACCAATCTCAGTAATCTTTATAAGATTCTGGGCGGTATTGCAGCGGCTGGTGCTGGTGGTGCTGTACTCGCACCGATTGCTTACAACATGTTCGGCGGCGGTGGCGCTAGTGATGCAGGTGTACCTCCGCTGGCACCTGACCTCGGTGCTCCCGGTGCCTACGATGTTCCTGCTGACACCGATCAGTATGTGCCGCCTGTTGCTGCGGATTATTATGGATCGCCTGGCGCTGCTGTTGGGTCTGCCACGGGAGGTGTGCCTGGTCAAACTGCACCGGCTGTCATTCGCACGAGCGATGCTGCTAGCAATCAAAGGCAAGCAGCAGCTAATGCTTTAGCTGCCGCCGCTGCAATGCAACCTAGCGCTCCTGCATCCTACGGAAACATCGGAGCATACTATAAAGCTCGTGGCGCTTACGCAGGTCAACCCGGCGTGGTCGGTAATCTGATTGAACAACTTATCCAAGTTGATCCTCGATTCGATCGACCGGAGTTGCAAGCATGGGCTGCCTCCAATCCGGGTTTGGCTTACGAGCTTCTGCAAAATCAGCAGATGCCGAATCTTCAGCAGCCAGAAATTACGACAGAGTTAGGGACTAATACTGAAAATAACGCTGTCGGGAACTCTGTCGAAGCAGCTAATGTTTTGACGGATAACATGGATCCCTCCCTTCGGGATGCCACGCAACCTCGGCTTAGCGTTTCGATTCAGCGTCAGCCGATGTATTACACCAGACCTGGGTTTGCTGGGAGGATTTAAAAATGCCTACGCCTATAGAGGTTACTCCTTACAATTCTAATAATCCTAGTTGGCAGCAGGTTTTTCCGCCTCCGTCAGTTGTTCCCGGTGATTACAGCTATTCCCCGTCTAGCAGCTCCTACGGGGATGTAATTAAATACAGCGATCAAACACTCGGGCCTGACGCACCTAGTCCTTATACAACTCCTCCTGCTTCTTCTGTTGCTTCCCAGCCTGCTTCATCCAATTGGATGGACTACCTCAAAGCGGGCGGCCTTGCTTTAAGCGCAGCGGGTGACGCCATCCGAGCTTTCCGTGGTGAGCCCACGCCTCCTGGCAGCAGTCCTTTCCAGCAATACCTTGCTCAAGAGGAGCAGAAAGAATCTGATAAGCGCCTAGCGCAGTTGCTTAAAGATGCCATGGGTGCGTCTTCGACTGAGGCTATTACCGGAGTTTTAGATCCTGCTGCTGAGAGACGCAGACAAGGATCTTTTTTCGGAGCTTTACCTTCTCTTGCCGGTATTGGTTCGAGTAGCGGTACTCGGATGGCCGGTAGTTTCCTTAGCTGAGTACCATGGCGTCAACTCCGACACGTATGATCGTTGTCTTAATTAGTTAAAAGCTTCGGGAAGATAGATTTTCTCTAGTTCATCCACAGGCTTTACCGCAAAGGCTTTGTCTAAAGGCCAACCTTTATCCAGTCTTTTTCTCATGCTGTTAGGTTTTATCCCTACGTAATCAGCCCAGTCTTTTATACACATAGTTTTACCTTCGTAGGTGTATAAGCGAGTCGCTCTCTTACCACCTCGGTTACGTGTTTGTTCTTTATGCGTGGCCCAGCGACAGTTTTCCTTGCAGTAGTTTTTATCGTTATCGATTCTCTCTAGTTCCATTTTAGGGTCAGGTTTCTCTCCCATATCATTTAGAAAAGCTAGGAAATTGTTCCATGCTGGATCATAAGTAATTC